CACGAGTTTGCTTCTGCATAATTCTGCATAGCTTCTCATGTGATTCTATTTTTTGTAAAGCATTATTGGACACTACACTACTCCTCTGTTTTTAAGTCTCATTGTTTTTTCTTCGTTAGTTAAATAAGCATTGTCACTTGCACTTAATCCTGTTGGTGAAACGTTTGTATTAGATACAAATTGTTTTGCCTCTACACCTGGTGTTTCTGGTAAAGGTGTTTGAGAAGGTGCTTGACTAAATGGACTTCCTGGCACAACTAAGTTTTTAATTTTTGGTACAACTTTATCTAAGAAACTAGGTTCACTTTTAATATTACCTCTTTCATCATACACAATATTTCCTCTTGCATCTCTTATAGCTCTAGCTTCAGCCGGCTCATAGCCATTAGGAAAAAATTCTTTATCTTCATAATTATCAATAACATCATCTAATTCATCTTGTGGAAAAACAAAATCTTCGTTTAAAGAATAAAGAAAATTTTTACTATTTTTATTTTTTTGTTCTGTAACTCCTTCTAAAACTTCTACTTTACTTTCAAACCTAGGTTTTGAATAATTTATCGGAGTAAAAATACCATCCACTAAATTATTAACTATTTTTTTATTAATTTTAGCTTTTTTTAAAATGTCAGCTATCGTATCAATATCAAGATCTAACATTTCAAAATCTTTTATTTCCATATACAAATCTCTTTGTATTCTAAAAGCTTCTTCTTGCATTTTATCAAACTCATCTACCATTACAGAAGGAGGTCTGTTAATATAATCTTTAGATTTATAAAATTTTTCTGTTTCGTCTGTTGCCCTTAAAAGTCTATTAGTGTTAGAAGCCATAAATTTTAAATCGTTTTTAACATCTATTCTAATAATTCTAGTTCCTGTAAACAAAGCCGTAAGTTCATCTCCAAGTTTTGCTAGCTTACCTTTTCCAGTAACATTACCTTGTAACGCATCTTTTATTTTTCTACCTGTTGATATTAAACCAGGCTCTGCTCCTTTAATAATATGAACAAGAGATTTATTAAATTTATCTTCTAACGAATCGGCAGGAGAATAAATATAGTTTCCTTCTGCTGTTCTACCACCACGTCCTGCAGATAAAAAATTACCACTATTAACATCCTGTATTCTTTCATAGTAAATAGCTGGTGAAAGAAACGGTTGTAACAGTTCCA